AAGTAGAGTAGACATTATAGCATTCCAATCAAAATAATAACAAGGAGAACAATCATGACACCAAGCAGTATCATACCAATAATTTCACCAGCAGATGGTCCAGTTTTCTGAATGATCACGGGCTGTGCAACTTGCGGAGCATGATTCAACGCATCAGCTGGAGCACGTTGCGCAACCATACCACCGTTCACTGAATTAAACTGACCATTCTGGTATGTACCAACTTGGTAGCCTTGTTGGTTCACAACACGACCATCAGGATACAAGAGCGCATTGCCACTGTAACCACCACCATTATAGACAACAGTATTGTGCGGGTGCATCATATTACCGATAATCAAACCAGTCAATAGACCGTTGGTGTAACCAAAGCCCATGCCCATACCACCGTACATCATACCACCACCAACCATACCACCACCAGCAGTGCGAGTTGTAGTCGTAGATGTAGTAGTTGTAGTTCGTGTCTGTGGAGCAGCAGGTGCAGGTGCAGTAGCTGGAGCAGCCGACGGACGAGATGGAGCAGTGGCAACGTTCGGACGAGAGCCACCAGAACCAGATGACGAGAAGCCACCACTGGAACGACCTCCACCGCCGCCACCGCCATGCCCACCAGAAGAGCCACCACCTTTGGCATCAGCATAACCAGCAACAAGCATCATACTAATTGCAAGAACAGAAAGAATTTTCTTCATAAAAATTTCCAAGTTTAGATAAGTTAATTATACCCCAAGCCTCATTGCAAGGCAAGGGTATTTATCACAGAGCCAAGTAGTTGTAGCCAGCACTTTTGTTACGTGTTACAACACAGATAGCGTTGTCCATTTCGTAGATGAAGCGTCCTTCACTTGCATCGACCTTTACAATGTGGTTGGGTGTAAAGGTCAAGTCTTTCCACTCAGAGTCGTCGTTCTCTGGTTCTGGATCCCACTCAAAGTAGATAGTACCAGTCAGTGGGTTGCCTTTCCAAGAACCCTTGGCTGCATCTTTAACTTCCTCACCATCAACAATCAGCTTGCAAGAGAACTCACCAACATTGTTGAACTCTGGTTTAGCGTTCAGCATGGTCAATGCATCTTGTGGTGATTCGTTGTAGCGATTCATTTCTTCCACTAATGCCTTCAGCATGTCAAAGTTGAATTGCTCGAACAGAGCAGCGATTTCCACGATCTTTTCGATGTATTCTTTATTGTCCAAACGTTCATCGCAGTACTCACGAATGAAACCAGAGTCTAAACCTTTGAAGTCGATCATGTAGTAGATACGACCTGGACGGTTACGCATGTGCTCATTGACACGCCACTTGTCGTTACAAGTCAGGATGAACAACTTGCGAGAAGGGAACACACCATCCAACAAGGTCAGTGCAGCTTCTTGTTGATCGTTATCATAAACCTTTTCGAACTCATCAAACAAGATGATACATTGCTGCTCGATGTCCTGCATGAACTTGTTGAATGCATCACCAGTCCATGGAGCATTGATGATGATAGTTGGTACACCAACCTTTGCAGCCTCGATGGACAGAGTCTTGGCAAGCAATGTCTTGCCAGAACCCTTCTCACCATTCAGCATAATGCCAGTAGAGTTAGGACGATCGAAGAATGTATTCAAGATACGATCTGCGTGTCGAGTTGTATTGCCATACAACTTTGGAACTTGAGGGAACGAATCCACCATTTCCAAGAAGAACTGACCAGTCATCTCGTTGCGTTTGACGGTGTAATTACCGACAGGCAACGTAGGCTGCAGATCCATTGCTTCCTCTGACACAACAGAGTACATATTACCATTACGAATAAAGTGAGACATTCAAAATCCTTAAAACAGCTTCAACAAGTACCTATTGAAAATAGGATTTTTATAAATACAATTATACAACAAAATTCTTTGCAAGGCAACTAAAGATGACCATTTATCTCTACATTAAAACCCACAACGTTACAGGGCTGGAGTATTTCGGTAAAACAACCAAAAAAGACCCACATAAGTACACTGGCTCTGGTAAGTATTGGAAACGACACCTAAAGAAGCACGGCTCAGATTTCACGACTGAGATTATCGCAACTTTTCAAGATGACGATTCATGTAAAGAATTCGCATTAAATTTCTCCAAAGAAAATGACATCGTTGACTCTCCTAACTGGGCAAACCTACAAGAAGAAAATGGTCTTGATGGAGCACCAGTAGGACACGAGGGACACAAGTTCACTCAAGAACAGTTACAAAAGATTTCAGAATCATCTAAACAACGATGGGCAGACCCAGAATTTAAAAAGATGATGGTTAAAAATCAGACATCAAGTTGGACGGAACAAAGAAAACAAGAACAGACCGAAAGATTAACTGGAATAAAAAGACCAGAACATTCTGAAAAGATGCGTGGTCGAAATTTTCTAACTGACGATCATCCGTTCTATGCTACACATAAGACAGAAGAACACAAACAGAAAATCAAAGAGGCTCTGTCAGATAAACCGAAATCACAAGAACATAAAGACAAGTTAAAGGTACCAAAACTTCGATGCTGTAGATTATCAGACAGAAAAGAAGTTTCGGTAAATTCACTAGCAAGATATCCTTAATCTTTCTGATTGCACAGGTAAGAATTTGATATCGCTTTGAAGCTCATACCACCATCGACTTGCTTGAATACGATACCTTCACGCTCAGTATCACCAAGCAGAGACTTACCTTCAGCGAATGCAAGCAGTTGTGGAATATCAGTCAGACCAAGAGTGTCGTACATATCAGCAGTGTATGCAAGAACAGGCACATGCTTCAGTCCCATCTGCTCGATCAGACGACGACGGTCTTGTGGCAGCAGGTATTCACCAGCACGGATGTTGTACACATCAAACACACGGAACTCGCATTCCTTGAGATTGTAGATGTTGCCTTGAATTCCTGGTCCAATCAATTCGCCTTGGATAGCAAAGTCCCAGAACTCATCGACAGCCATCATCTTTTCTTGGATACCTTCCTTGCGAGCAGTAGCCCAGAAAGAGTTACCTTCGGTTTCTTTCAGATCCATGTTACGAGAGCAGACACCGAACTCACCCTTGATCTGGTACACAGTCATTGAAGATCCTTCCAGCTTCTCAGTGATTTCGAACTTCAAACCAGCCTCGTTCGCAGCAACAATTTCTTTCTTTAGGTTTTGAGCACGTTCTTGATCAGTCTTTGGAATCAGAGAAGGAAAGTTACCTTTACACACACCAGCAAGTTGTGCGTTCAATGGCTTTTCCCACTTCTTGATGCCAAGAATTTCAGTCAGGTCATCACCTTCAACGAAGGCATCCATCTGAAAATCTGTTTTGATCTCACGCAGAGGCATCAGCAAACCCTGAGACAATTGGCCACGCAGCTTGATAGTCTTTAGACGTTCACCCTTAACACCTTCAAACTCACGAGGCTCTTTACCTTTAGACAGGAATGGAGCAAGTTCAGTCGGGATCCAAGAGTCGATCTCGAAGTACACAGCCAAGTCGCCGACATTATAGAGACCCTTCTGAGCCACTACCTTCCAACCACCGACAACGGCACACTCAATGGCATCTGCACCTTCGATGGGGTTCAGTTCATCAATTCGAACAATTTTAGCAAGTTTACGCATTTTCAATTTCCTTCATAACAAATAAGTTTTGTGGTACTGGACCAAACAACGAATACAATTGTCTACTTGATGTAGACGCCACCGCAAGTTTCATACTTTTCTTGGCAGCTTGTGTCTTGTAATAGGCACGGGCGATTCGGTTACGAACAGCACCACGACTATTGTTACACTGATAACATGCAGCGACTAGGTTAGACGAACATTCGATCTTATGGTGTTTCGGGCTAGACCATTTATCAACCAAGTGTTCAATTGTCGCTTGGCTTGGAGACTTATTAGTCTGGTTCATTTCGCAGTTACAGTAATAGCACTTATTACCCTGCCGTGAAATTAAACTAAAGAGAGTCATTAGTAAGCCACACCGTAGGCATAGAATTTACCATTATCGTATTGACCAGTTTCCCAGCTGACACGACGATTACCACAGTCACAACGACGATCCACTCCATCCCAACCATCGCAGACTACGTCTTCATCGTAGTCCATACAGTTTTGACCTTCAAACTCATCCACACCACCAGCATCAATGCCAGCTTGGATAGCTTCTTCAGCAGTGTTATAGCTCATGATAACTCCTTAGTTCTTGTACAAGATAGCAGATTTTGGATAAACTTGACCAGTCTGAGCAGGGAGGATCACTGGGTTGCCGTTTACTGTGTAGACCACGTACATCATGTGAACATCAACTCTACGTGTGCTCTTACCAGAAGTGCGTGATTCGTTGTAGCCTTCGGGCTGATATCCTTGGAACTCAGCTGTGACTTTCTCGTTAGCAAAGGTCTTTGGAGTTTGGTTAGTCCAGTGATAACTCACACCGTAGGCAAAACCTGCAACGACCACAGCAAAAAAGAAGTAAACAAAGAACGATTCACGCTCAACGAACAAGCAAATGATCAGGGCAATTATGCAGAAAGTAACTACAATACCAAAGCCTGTGTGATCAACTGGAATGAGTGCGAGAGGGTGGAACGTATACATTTGGGTCTTTCTTTCCTAATCAACTGTAGTTATTATACAGTGGATCTGCAAAAGTGTCAACAACTAAATTGAAAGACCCCACTTAGTGTGGGGTCTTTCT